CGGCGACAAAACGGACAAGGACGGGGACACCGACCTCAAGATCTCCGTTCCGAAGGCGAGGATGGATGCTGCGCTAGTTCGTGCGCGTGAGGCAGAGGCGCGAGCCGATGCAGCAGAGCTGCGAGCAACTGAAGCTGAGCGGACCCCCGCGACTGCCAAAGCCGATGATGACGACGACACGCTAACGATTGCGCAGGCTGAGAAGCGCATCGGGGAGCTTGACGCTGAGATCGCGAAAGCGATGAAAGACGAAGATGATGAGGGCGGTGCCAAAGCTGCTGTCTTACTTCGTGAACAGCGCGAGTTATCGGAAGGCGTCAGGGATGCTAAACTGGAAGATGCAACTGTCGCACAGACAGCGCAGACTACGGAGTCCATCCAGTTCGACCGCGTGGTCACTGACCTGGAGGGACGTATCCCGATCCTCGACGAGAAGCATGACGACTTCGACAAAGACCTGACCGACGAAGTAGTCGAACTCGCTCGCGCACTACACAGACAAGGTGGCCGCTCTCAAGGAGATGCGATGATCTTGGCAGTGGATTATATGTCCACTAAATTGGGCCTCGATGGAACTGACACGGTGAAAGAGGTCAAAAAGAAAGAGACCGACATCGCGGGTAACGTCGACAAGGCAAAGAAGCTGCCGCCCGATTTGGCCGCTTCAAAGGCCGGATCGGACTCCGATAAGGCTGGGGTCACAGCGGATAGCAAGCGGGCGATGGATATGTCGCCTGAAGAGTTTGAGGCCCTTTCTGGCAATCCGGAGGAAATGTCCCGGTTGCGGGGCGATTTCGTTACATGATAGTCTCTCGACATTCGGGTGGCGTACGACATGAAGCCCGTGCTCAGCACACGCTAAAGAGCTGCTTTCCGGCCTCCGACACGACAGTTCGGAACACTGTATCTATCTTGTGTATCAGGACTTAGGAGGTCCATCAAAATGGCTCTTACCAATTTCGCTGCTCTCACAGACGAGCAGAAAACGATTTGGGCCAAGGATACCTGGAAGAACGCCCGTAACGCTGCCTTTCTGAACAAGTTCTTAGGCGACGGTCCCAACTCGATGATCCAGCGGATCTCCGAGTTGAAGAAGACCGAGAAAGGCGCACGCGCTGTCATTACCCTGGTCAAGGACCTGGAAGGTGATGGTGTTGCGGGAGATCGAACCCTCGAAGGCAATGAGGAAGAGATCCAGTCGTTCGATCAGGTCATCCAAGTCGACCAACTGCGTCACGCCAACCGACACGAAGGCCGCATTGCGGATCAGCGTTCGGTTGTGGAGTTCAGAGAGAACTCTCGCGACGTACTGGCCTACTGGCTCGCTGACCGACTCGACCAAATGGCGTTCTTGGCGCTCACTGGCGTTTCCTTCACTCTCAAGAACGACGGCTCCCCGCGAACGGGTAGTGATCTGCCGTTCCTGGAGTGGGCGGCTGACGTCACGGCTCCGACTACGCTTCGTCATCGCAACTGGGTTGACGCATCCGACTCACTCGTCCCCGGCGATACCGCTACGGTAGTCGCTGCCGACGTGCCGTCTTGGCGCATGCTTGTCAAGATGAAGGCGTTTGCGAAAATTCAGTTCATTCGGCCCATCCGGGGCGAAGGTCCTTTCTCGGGGCAGGTCATGTACAACGTGTTCATGCACCCCGATGCAATCGCGATCCTCAAGTTGGATCCGGACTTTCTCGCCGCATGGCGCAACGCGATGCCTCGTTCGACAAGCAACATCTTGTTTCGCGATGCAGACGTGTACTTTGTGGATGGTCTCGCAATTCGCGAGTTCTTCCATGTGTTCAACACCCTTGGCGCTGCGGGTGGTAGCAAGTTCGGATCTGGCGGAAACGTCGAAGGTTCCAGCACGCTGCTCTGCGGTTCCCAAGCCCTCGGCTTCGCTGACATTGGCGATCCCTACTGGGTGGAGAAAGGGTTTGACTACGAGAACGAGCAAGGTATCTCGTTGGGCAAAATGTGCGGCATGAAGAAGCCTGTCTTCCGAAGCCACGCGTCGGGTACCAACGAAGACTTCGCAGTTCTTCGCGTCAATCACGCAATCTAACGGAGGCTGATCATGGAAATTCTGAAAGACCAAGGTCGGCAATACTCCCTTTGGGCATCTGCGAACATCGGCTTTGCTGATGGACTCACTGTCGCGCAAGCAATCGGTACAGGGATTCAAGATCTTCTGGATCTTCCTGCGGGCGCGGAAGTGGTTGGTGGCTCAATTACCGTGACTGAGGTATGGGATCAGGGCACAACCGCTGTGCTTGATATCGGAGACGTAGACGATCCTGATCGTTACACGTCTTCGCCTGTCGATCTCAAAAGCCTCGGGCGAACGGCTCTTACTCTGGATGGTAAAGTGACCACAGGGGAAGAGACGGTCGACGTCGATCCCGTTCTTGTCGGGGCCGATTCCACGCAGGGAGCGGCGACCATTCGAGTCGAGTACGTCATCAACGATCGAGCCCATGAGAACCAGGGCCTGAACGTGGCGGATTACGGATCGAAGAATGCGCCTGAGACCGGCTAACCCCTTTGGGGAACGAAGCGGGGACTGGGGTACTTACGTGCCCCGGTCCCTTTTTTATTTGTGTTTGAGAGGAAAGAGAGATGCCTAAAGAGAGAGTGAACTTGCCCGCCCCCGTATTTCCCGCAGTCGTGCGTGGAATGACGTGGGTGGAATCAAACCGAAATATTACCCTGAACACTACGAAGGGACACTGCGTTTTCTTCTTGCGCGGTCGAAAGCAGCTGTGCCCCAACGTCATACTCGAAGATGCGATGGCAGTTGGAATCCTTCCCGTCGAAAGGGACCGTGTGTCGGATGACGACGACGATGGGATTCTGCCAGTCGAGATCACGGGTAGCGCACGTATCAGTCAGATTCGTGACTGTGTCGAGGCACTGATCAGGCGCAACGGACGAACTGACTTTACTGCCAGCGGCCTACCGAATCTCAAAGTGGTCAACCGTACTCTCGGGTACGATGTCGATCTCAGCGAGGTAACGAAGGTGTGGGCCAAGATCCAACAGGAGAACGCTGATTCTCGCAATGATCCTTCAAAGGTCATCGAGAGCGCTGCTCCCGTTCGCCCCTCTGATCCGGAGGAGTTCGTGAAAGCACTCGATGATATCGTTCGCTCAGTCTTCGAGACTGGAAGCGAGGATGACTTCACTGGATCCGGCGCACCACAGGTGCGGTCTATCGTCAACCGATCTGGTTACGATGTGACAGCAGCCGAACGCGATGCGGCCCATAAGCGCTATCAAGCTGCGCAGAAAGGGCAACCAGCAGAGTAGGTAACGTAAATGTCACTCACACCCGAAGATCTTAAAGACAGGTTCCGCAGAGAAGTCGATGACATAAACGGTGGTAGTCAAGGTGAAGACTACCTCTGGTCTGATGATGACGTCTTCGGATACATGGAAGTGGCGCAGAGAAAGTTCGTACGACGAACACATTTTCTGCGGAAGGGTTCCCCTGCGGTCGATATAACAGATCTGACCACACTGGCCTTCACTGCTTCGGGTGCGAGTGGCTTTTTACCGATCAGTACCAAGATCATTCGTATCTTGAACGCAAGGATGCGAGACACTTCAAACTCGAATTCAGATCCACTAGAGATCATGCCTTTCGAGGAACTCAACGAGGGGTTCTTCACGCGTGACTATGGCGCTGTGTTCGTAGGAAACTGGCAGGATAAGATTGGAAACGCACGTATCCTTGCTCCGAACTTCACAGAGAACTTCGTACGCATTGTCCCGATCCCTGCACAAGACGACACCGTTGAGTTGATCGTTGAACATCTTCCGCTTAACACTGTGACGTGTGATAGCGCTACGCTCGACGTCACAGAACTCGAAGATCAGCTAATCATCATGGACTACATGCGCTCTCTTGCTTTCTTGAAGCAGGACGCGGATACCTACGATCCAGAGCTGTCTGCCAAGTTCGGACGTCTGTTTGACAGTGCAGCTGATGAGCGACGTCGTGAGATCAAGCGTACGCGCTTCCGCGCTCGTAGTACGCGCTACGGAGGCATACCCTTCTAATGGCGCTCAAGAACACCACAGCGAACAGACCGAGAGATGCGAAGCTTGAGATCAAGGGACTTCGTACGCAAGACGAAGACTTTGAGGTTGGCTTCGATGGAATGGTCCTCGCTAACAACGTCGACCTGACGCGCAAGAATAGCATCGAGCGCCGCCCTGGTCGCGTTGACACTTCGTACGTTCCTGCAGGAACGATACACAGTGCATGGGCTGACAAGCAGCTCTTTCTTTTTCAGGAGGGCACGTCGCTCAAACGCTTTCGCTCTGCGACTGACGTTGAGACGCTGCGCACCGGCTTAACGATAGGAGATAAGATCAGTGCCTACAGAATTGGAAACCAAGTCTACTGGAGCAACGGATTTGAAACTGGAGTCGTGGAGCCAAACGGTAACCTTCGTGATTTCGGAGTACCCGTCCCTTCCCGCTTGGAAGGTGCGCCAACTACAGGAAACCTTGGAGAAGGCCGCTACTCGTATGTTTTCACAAATGTTGAGTCAGATGGCCGCGAGTCCGGAAGCCCTCTACCAAGAACCGTTGACGTTGGAGAAAATGAAGGCTTTCTCTTCACATTCTCTGCGGGGCTCACGAAGCGCTTCTGGATCACTGAAGCTAACGGCGACACCCTATATCTCGCAGATGAAATTTTTGCAGGGGAGACGGGCTTCTCTTATCGTAATGGACGACCTCGTACAAGCATAGTGCTCGACCGTCAATTGATGTCCGCCCCGGAGGCATGGCACGAGATTGACTGGTTCCGCGCTAGTTTACTCTTCGCCCGAAATAACAACTTAGAGTGGACAAATGAGTTCGATTATGAACTCAGAGACCTCGCCAAAGGGTACATGCCCTTCGGGGAACGGATCCACATCATTGGTGGTCTCAGAGATGGGTTTTACATCGGGACGGAGACAAAGCATTATTGGCTGACCGGGAGCGACATGATGAACCTGTCCCTGACCGAAGCTGCAGATTACGGAGCGATCCCAGGCACGAAGGTCCATATCAACGGCTCAGTCGTTGGTACCGGCGAGGCCACTGAGAGGATCCCGGTATGGGCTACTCAGGCGGGCATCGTGATAGGGCTCCCAGGCGGAACCTTGAGAAACGTCCACGAGCGTGTGGTAGACTTCTCAGCCAATTCAGTGGATGGTACAGCGCTCTACAGACGAGCGAACAAGCAGAACCACTACATCGCAGTGGTAAACGGAGGCTAAGACAATGGCACTAAGATTGACGGACGGACTGCGGAATCACATCCTGCAGGTTAGCTCGGTGGAGGCTGCGCTTACTCTCGGGTTTCTCATGATCTACAGCGGGTCTCAACCCGCAAGCGCAAATGACGCCGCGACCGGAGTTCGTCTCGCGACGATTGCTGTCGACGGTGGTGCAATCGGACTTACGTTCGATGCGATTGTTGTAGCGGGTACGTTGCCCAAAGCTGCGGCAGAAGTGTGGAACGGGACAGCTGGTGCAACAGGCACGGCTGGCTGGTTCCGTTTTCATGAACTGGACACAAACAAAGCGACTACGGAAGCAAGTGCTGACGCAGGCGGTTCTGGAGTGAAAGCGCTCGACGGCTCGATTGCTGTCAGTGGTGCCGATCTGAACATGAGCAACGTGTCCGTTGTTTCAGGTGCAACGCAGACTGTGACCGATTTCAACATCGTCCAGCCCGCTGCCTAATAGGAGGAAGTAGAAATGTCTTTCAACCCCAAATTCTCAACTGGTCTTCGAAACGCTTTGCTGGGCGGCGTGAATGATATGGATACCCTGTTCACTCTTGGGTTCCTCGATATCTTCGATGGCGCTCAGCCCGCGACTGCTGATGCAACGGAAGGAGCGGGAACGCTTCTCGCCGGTGTCGTTCTTCCCGTATCTCCGTTCGCAGCTCCGTCAGGTGGCGCAGTCGCGAAAGCGGGTACGTGGGAAGATACCTCGGCTGACAACCCCGGTACGTGTACTTGGTTCCGGTTGTATGACAACGCTCATACAACTGGTGTGAGTGCGGTTGCTGTCCGCATGGATGGCTCGGCTGGTATCGACTCTGGTGATTTCGATCTGGAGTTCGTCAACCCTGTCTTCGTTGCGGCAGATCCAATCGTCATCGATACGTTCTCGGTCTCGATTAACGCATAAGGAGGATTTAGCGCATGCCAATACTTCTGCCTTTTACGGTGGCAGCTTTGCAGGCGGTCGAGTCCAACTTTGCCCCAGTTGAAACGGTTGTAGGAAGTAACCGTACGAAGCGCACGGCGGCTTTTGACGATACCACGGAAGAGTATCGCAATGGCAAATTCGTCGTGCCTTCTTCTATCAACGGGGCGGGTGTCGTCACGTTCCGCGCTTACGTGTGGTCCAAGACTGTAGCTGCGTCTCGCAACGTAGCTCTGCGTATAGGTCATCACAATTTTGGTGAGAGCGGTAGTTGGGACGTCGCCTATGTCGATGAAGACATAGACGATCAACCAATCGATGCTACGCAGGACGATATCTCGATTATCGAATGGACTGAGACTGTTGCTGCTCTTGGCTGGACAGCGGAACAACTTGTAGGCTTCCGCATTTCACGCTTCGTTGCAACTACGACTGACCTTGTTGGGGATATGTACTGGGATTTCTTCGCTATCGAAATTCCGACTTAGAGGTTTGCTCTAGATGAGTATCCTTGTCGGCACACCAACATGGGCTGCGTTTACTGGCGCAGATCGGTTTGAAGGTGTAGCCGCCGCCACTATTTGTGTTTGGTACAAATCTTCTGGTGGTCATGGTGGCAGTGACGACCACATCCTTAATCTCCGCGACAATACTACCCAAGCGGGTATGGCCTTCAAGGTGGAGACCGCTTCGCCTGCTGATACGTTCGTCGCCAACATCTCAGCCGTAGGAGGCTCTAGCGCATACACTGATACCAAAACAACAACTGCTCGCGGTCAGACAGATTGGCACTTTCTCGCGCTAGTCTACGACTCTGCTGATCCAGACAATGCTTTCTTTATGATCGACAACGACGTCATCTTTCCAGATGGCGCATCATCTAGTGGCTTAGTACAAAACAACAACCACGACTTCAATGTCGGTTTCTTCAACGGACTCGGCAGCGGTTTCCATGCTAGTGGTAATTATTCGAACGCCATGGCGTTCCAGACCGCACTGACAATTGATGAGTTACGTGCGCTGCGATGGAATCCAGAAGCTTACGTCGGCGCTGGCTTTTCGAATATCAGTCACCTTCGCGGCTACGATGACAAGATCGACTATGGTGATCATGCCAACGCAGTTACTTGGGCGAATGTATTAACCAACGAAACAGGATCGGAAGTAAACGCACCCACTCTCCTAGACGGTGCCACTGCATCACATGACTTCGACGGCTCAACTGATCGACTGACCTTCGACGTTTCTGCAGATCCTGTCAGTACTCTCAATGAGTACACAGTATTTTGTTGGAACAACGATGACGTCGGTAACATTGATGCTTGGCTCGTTGGCTCAACACTTTCACTGACTGCCTTCGCTCTAATTGCGGAAAACAGCTCGGGGACTCCATACGCTCCGCGTTTCGTTGGTCGTAGTTCAGGTTCCGGATTTGGGAGTTGGGACCTGATCGGCGTCGGTCTCGCTGATGCGTCTGGTACATGGCATGCAATGGCTGGCGTCATTGACCTCGGTGCAACAGACGGCATCAAGCTGATCGTAGATGGTGTTGAGATAGCAACAGATACTATCGGTGGCACCGGGATGCTAGACAGCGGAGACGATATCCATATTGGTGATCGCCTCCCCGCTGGTTCTTCTCAGTTTAACGGCAAGATAGCGCATGTGGCTGGTGTCAAAGGCGTGCTGACACTCGCTGAGATTACAGAGATTCAACACAAACCAGATCTCTTACTTGAACGCACCGATCTGCACTTCTACATTGCGCTTGATCATAACGGTTATCGTGACTTAGGTCCGAATGCTTTTGACGTCGACATCGCTACAACCAGACCTTCGCAATCTACAGAAGGGCCACCGACTCAGTTCGGTGACTCGGGTATGGATGATGAGGTTCACATCGATCCGGGTGCTCGGGCGATGTGGGATCCAAGCTTCAACGATGTAAAATATTCCCAGGATGGATTAGTCGCTCGTGCTGATACAACCACCGCACCAGTAGAACGTATCAAGCCTACGATCAGTGATGGTCAGAAGATTATTTTCGAAGTATTCGTAGATGAACGCCAACAGGATGCGCGTATTGGTGTAACAGAAGCACCCGCACCCTCAAGTGTCTCCCCTGGTAATTCTCTCGTCTCATGGGCATTTGAGAACGATGCGAACAAAGTTACGAACTCAATCAAGAGCGCGTACGGTACTACACAAACTGACGACGATATTGTCTCTGTCGCTGTTGATTTCGACCTTGGCGCGATCTGGTTCGGGAAGAATGGCGTTTGGCAAAACGGTGCGACAGACGCAGAACTTGCCGCAGGTACTGTTACGAACGCAGCTTTCTCTGGCTTGACATTCGGCGCTCCTCTCTATGGCGTGTTCCAGACTAACGGAGGGGGTGCGCATGATTCAAGTTATGTACTGCTCCCTGGTCCTGAGACACGAATCGCGATTCCTTCGGGATGGACGACGCTCGAAACAGACACACGCTACGCAGGGTGGTCAGCTACAGATCCGGGTTGGAGACGTTGGCAATCAAGCGACGGTGACTTCAGTACGGCTGGCCCATACAGTCATTTAGCTGCGGCAGTATTTGGTGATAACCGAACTGCTTCAGGTGTTTGGCCTGCACAAGCATCAACAACAGGCCGGTGGACGAAGACTGGTACTACGATCCCTGGGAACAGCGGAGGCGGCGCGAAGGTCTACTGTGAGCTAGAGCTACTTACAGACCCAGGACCAGCTTTACAACAACGCTATGCTGGCTTTGTTCCGCAAACATCGGACAACTCCGCTGTTACTTCGAGCATTCTGTCTGGTCTGGATGGTGTCATCCTCCAATACGACGATCAAAATAGCACGTTCCAAGAAGGTAACGTCAGGAACGATGGCTCGGCCATCGCCATCACAGCTACCCTAAACTACCTATCAGTTGTTGGCGACTACGTCATGTTCGCCATCGATACGACCGTCAGTCCCGCGAAGGTGTGGGTTGGCCTCAACGGTACGTGGGAGGGTGGTGGAGATCCAGCTGCGGGGACTGGTGAGTCTGCAACGACGGCAGACGCAGGGGAAGATCTGGTCTTCGGTGCTCAGGTAAAAGAAGATCACATCATGACTACGATTCTGAGGGCGCAAACCTCAGAATTTAATCAAGCAGCTCCATCCGGGTTCTCTGGCCTTCCCGTAGCTGTTTTGCATACTGGTGCTGGCTTGATGCCGATGACCATGGCGATTGCTGCAGTGGGATTGAACAATATCCATCGCGGTGACGGCTTAATGCCGATGACCATGGCGATTGCTGCGACTGGACATACCGCACATCATGGCGCTGGCTTGGTGCCGATGACCATGGCGATTACCGCAGTGGGATTGAATTCAGTTCACCATGGTGTTGGTGCGTTACCAATGACCATGGCGATTGCTGCAGTGGGAGACAACGCTGTCCACCATGGTGTTGGCGTACCTGCTATGACCATGACGATTGCTGCGATTGGACAAAATAATTTGCATACCGGCGTTGGCGTACCAGCGATGACCATGGCGATTGCTGCAACGGGATCGAATGATACGAAGCACGGCAATGCCGTACCTGCTATGACCATGGCAATTGTCGCCACGGGTTCGAATCCTGCGAAGCATGGCGATGGCTTGATGCCAATGACTATGGCGATTGCTGCCACGGGATCGAATCCTGCGAAGCATGGCGATGCCGTACCTGCTATGACCATGGCGATTGTTGCCACGGGATCGAACGATATCCATCGCGGTGACGGCTTGATGCCGATGACCATGGCGATCTCCGCGACTGGTCAGACCAATGCGAATGGTCTCGGGGGGACAGTCACTCTCCCGGCTCTGACAGTTGACGGGATCATCCTTGCTGGAGCGACTGCTGTAGGGACGCTCACGCTCCCGATAATGACACACAACGGGACGATTGTACGCGGCAACGCGGGTGTCGCAAATCTCACGATACCGTTGCTCGGGGTCACAGGTACGCTTGTTGCAACGGCTGCGTACCAGGGCAACCCGCGCATGCCGCAGTTGCAGATCAACGGTCTGATCAATAATGAAACGAATGAGGTCTCCCTGCCGACGCTCACCGTAAACGGCATCATATGTAACGGCCCCGTTCTCGTTAGTCAGGTTACGCTGCCGTTCCTCCAAGTCACCGGCTCGATATTAAACCCGAACCTATCGACCGGCTCGGTCTCCCCCCGTGCGCTCCAGGTCACGGGTACCATCATCACAGGCTCGGTCATTACAGGCTCGATCAACCTGCCAGGGCTGCAAGTGCTCAGTCTGCTGGACGGAGACAACCTGATCTCGGGTACGCTCACGCTGCCCTCCTTCCGCACAGACCCGGCCCAGGCTCCTCTGGCCGCTGGCTCACTGGGCGAAGGATTGGTTATACTCCCCTTCCTGCGGGTAAACGGGACCATCGTCAATACCGCAGTACTCGCTTCAACGGTATGGGCAATGAACACAGAGAGCTTCGAGACCACCAACTATTTGAACTTCGATTTCATAAATCTGGTCTCATTCAATGACCAGCCGTACGGAGTCACTGACGCTGGGATCTTCCTGCTCGCAGGAGACGACGACGATGGCACGAACATCGATGCGGAGTTCTTATCAGGTATCGAGGATCGAGATGATGCGCATCTTAAAGAAGCTGATGGGCTGTATATGGCGTACACAGGAGGCAATCTCGTTCTCCGTCTCTTCCCTGATGGGCAGACCCGTGTGCGTGAGTATCCAGTTGAACGGATCTCAAACTCCACAGGAGTTAAGCACGCTCGTTTCAAAGGCGCACGAGGTCTTAGGTCTCGCACCTATCAGCTCGGAATAAAGAACCAGGGTGGGTCAGAATTCAAGATAGACAAGATGGGATTGCTCTTGCGCATCCTGTCTCGTAAGACGAGGAAGAACTAATGCCACATGTACCAGCAGGCGATCCGAATACTGCAGCAGGGCAGATTGCTAACGCGCAAGCGCGAATCGATCATTTGCTTGCGCAGTCAGAATCGTTCATCGTAGATCTGCAGACATTTGTAACACAGGCGTTCGATCTCGATCCGCCCGGTAGTCGTACGTTTTCGATTCTTACGGGAGCGGGTCTAGCAGATGCGATCAACAACCAACCGGAGCGTCCGGATGGTCTTTCCTTCGTGAGCCCAGGCAACGTCGCTGCGCCACCTGTACTGGATATCCGCGATGCTACGATCCCAGTTCTACCTGATGCGCCGGGTGACTCGCCTCAGATCCTCATACCGGCAGCGCCGATTATATCGTTCCCGGCATCGCCAACTGCGCCACAGGTTGCGCCTGTTGCGATTCCTACGGCACCTGACTTCACGCTACCGCCGACACCTGTGCTCGCACAGATTGTGATCCCGACGCCGCAGTCGATTGCTCTGCCGACGTTCTCTGCACAGTTCCCGGCTGACACGTTGTTGTTCGCCCCCACACCTTTCAACTACTCGGAGCCTGAGTTCTCAGATGAATTACTTGATGAAATCAAAAGCCAGCACTTGGATGATCTACTTAATGGCGGCTTTGGCATTGACCCACGCGACGAAGAGCAGTTGGTGGGTAGACTTAGAGATCGTGAAGCTCGTGGTGGCCGTACAAACGAGTCCCAAGTCCTGCGGAACTTCGCTAGTCGAGGACACCACTTGCCGTCTGGATCTCTTGACGATGCCCTGAGATCAGCGCAGCAAGATACGCAGGCGAGAATCTCTGCAGGCGAGCGCGAAGTCTTCACCGTCAGGTCTGATCTCTTCCGCAAGACTCGAGAATTCATTCTCTCGAATGGGACAACTCTTGAAAGCTTGCTCATCACTCTGTTTGGATTCAGACAGGAACGTGCGCTCAAAGCTGCAGTGTTTGTTTCGGAGTTCTCAATCGCTTCGTTCGATGCACAGGTACGGCAGTTCAATACTCGTATCGCTGCATACGGAGCCCAGGTCCAATCCCATGAGACTCTCGTGCGTGCAGAGCTGGCGAAGATCGAGATCTTTCGATCTGAGATCGAAGCACAGCGCTTGATCTCAGAGTTGAACCAGCAGGACGTTGCACTGTTCACAGCTCAGATCAATGCAGTCCAGGCTGTCGTGAATATCTTCGAGACTGAGATGCGGGCTGCGTCTATCGAAGCTGAGATCCAGCGCTTGAAGATCCAGCAGTTCGGTGAAGAAGTCAGCGCATACAGCTCGCTCATCGGCGCAGAGGTTGCTAAGATCCAGGTGTTCGAAGCACAGATCAAAGGCGAGGTAACGAAGCTCGGAGTCTTCCAGACTGAAGTGCAGACGTATACCGCTGAAGTGCAAGCCGCTGCGACGAAGACACAGATCGAGAACCTCAATGTCCAGACGGATATCGAACGAGGGAAGCTCGACCTGCAGAGGTACGACGGTGAGATCAGGCAGTTCACGGCTAACCTGTCCCGCGAGATAGAGCGTGTCGGTTCTCTGACGAAAGTGTATGACTCCGATATCAACAGCTTCCGCACACTGATTGACGGCTGGGCTGCTTTCTATGCAAATGCAGATAGCGCCACAGCTCAGTTCCTGCAACAGGTTAGTAATAACGCTGACCGTGATATAGAGATTACTAAGGTTGAGCTGAGTCGTCTTCAATCTGAGACACAGGTTCGACTCGATGCAACTTCTCGCGGTGTAACAAACTTTGAGAACCTGATTCAGGCTGCACAGAGCGCGGCGAATACCCTTGTGGTGCAAGAAGACGTTTCATAGGTAGAAGACAATGCCCAAACATACTGAAGACGAGAGAGTCAGAACAAGACAGGCACGCGCACAAGCACGGGGGCAAGTTTCCAGTGGAAGAGCGTCAGCGGGTGTGAAGCCAAAGGTAACTCTAGCGCAAGCGCAAAGTTCCCGCGCAACGACTGGCAACAAAACAACTGCTAGGTTACGTGACGCATTCAAGGACAAAGCAGGGAAATTTCGTACCGCTGCGCGAGCCGGGGCTGGCGGTCTTGGTGAACTTGGTGGTGCGACAGTAGCTGAGACAGGAGGTCTTCTAAAGGAAGGTGCTAAGGGATTCGGCAGAGGCTCGGGGATTACTGGTCAGGCAGCAGACGTAGCAAGGAAGGGAGCGAGCAAAGCAAGCGCTGGTCTCACCGCTGCAAAAACTGCTGCGGGTAAAGTCGCTGGCAGCGGTTTTGTGCGGGGAGCTGCCTTACTTGGTAAACTCGCAGGCCCTGTTGCAGGTCTCGCAACGGATATCGTAACGAATCCTGAGCAAGATATTGGTAATCGCTTGTCACGGCAGAATCCTTTCACTGCTCCTTTTGCAGCGGTTCAAGATTTCGGTAAACGACGCGATGCAGGGCAGGGTCTTGGACAAGCTTTCCGTGGCTCAGTGCGAGGAGCGATAGCACCTAACTCGCTTGGCTTCGTTGATGAGCCAACGGATGACCCAACTCGACAGGGAGATCGCGGCCCATCTATATTTGATAGGATAACGGGGAATGTTGGTAGCAAGATAGGGGATGCAACTGCACCACAGCCTACCCAAGGACAGGGTGGAGGCACCCAAGAACAAGGTCCTATCCCTGGTACTCCTGGTGGAGCGCGTGGAGCGTTCACTCAAGCGCCGGTTGAAGGGCCTCCCGCTCCAGCCGCTGGTGGTGTTGTACCTCCTCCGGGTACGGGCTCGTTCACGAATGAGCGTACTGGTGCGACAACGAACTTAAACTTCGCACCAGAAGCGCAGGGGTTGCGCGCTGCGCAAGAGGCTCCAGGACAAACACAGAACGAAGAGATCTTGAAGACTCTCTCAGGCCAAGCACAAGCTGGTGGACTCTCATCTGCCTTCGGTGCGCTTGCTGCGGGCGGCAACGTGCTGCGTGAGCAAGCAGCGAACCGTCAGCGTCAGTTCCAGACTCAGGAAGCTGAGCAGACTCAGCAGAACAAGATCGAGATCGAGCTGACGAAAGCCGCAGCAAAGGCTGGACCGGGTAGGGAAAAACAATTTGCCGATGAGTCGCGAGCATTACTGCAAGACCTAACCACTGCAGAGGCAGCGGATGATGACGGTACTTCACTCGACAGGTTGAAAGATAATCTCGCCGCAGGATCTATTCGAGATATCAACGGGCCGGGGGCTGCGATCTTCAGCGGACTTGTCTCGGAAGAAATTACTAACCTGTCTTCGGTGAAGAAGTTTTCAAACCTGATTGGTCTTGGCCCTGGTCGTAACCTCTTCGATTTCTTATCCGAGAGTAACGAGCCTGTCGTGACGTTGAATCCGGAGAACCAAGTAGTCTTCGATAGAGCGACTGGCAAGATCATACAGCGGAGTACGACTCAAGGTGAGGATGATCAAGAGCTGGTGGATTTCAGCGCACTGCCCAAGCGTACGCAGGACTTCTTGCGAGCGAAGGGTATTCTTATCGGTAAGGACAAGAAAGGTAAGTCACAACTTCAGCTCGGGGGGAGAGACGCAAGCGGTAGGCTTCGAGGACAAGTGGGTTTGAGACAGTAGAGAGAACATGGCCGAGACAAATGCACAACGGAAGAAACGACGTATTATTCCGAACACGTTAGCTGAGACACCACGTACAGCTATTACGGAACAGGCGACGTTTCAACAGCAGCCGTCAACAACGTCGGAACTTGCTCGCACAACTGCTGGTGGCCTTCGTCAGCTCGAATCTATCGGGCAGAATGTCCTTGGCTTCGGTGGTGCTGTAGTCGGTGCTGACGAGTTCGCGGAAGAGCGTCTCGCTGCTGGTCGAGAGGCCCAGGCAGAGGCTGCGAAGCTCGCCCCTCGTGTTGGTCGTGTCGAAGACATCCGGACTACCGAAGGGCTTGGAGCCTTCGCTGAAGACGCGACTGATTTCGTCATTGGTATAGCAGGACAACAAGGTCCTATCTTCGGTGCCACTCTTCTCGGTGGGATCGGTGGTGTTGGTGCGCGTGCAGCTGCCCCTGCTGCAATACGTAAGCGTGTATCCGCTCCAGTCGCGGGTGCCGTAGGCGCAGTTGGTACCGGCATTGGTCTTGAGACGGGTTCAATTTTTGGAGACATAGCGAATGATCCAGAGTCAAGAGAAAACTTATCCCTGCGAGAGATCGCTGGTATCTCAGGTGTGGGAGGAGTCCTTGCTGGAAGCCTCGAAGCTCTCCCTGTTCTCTCAATTTTTAGAAGATTCAATTTGGGGAAGTCTGCCGCACGATCAATACGCGGTGATTTGGCAAAGCGAATCGGGAAAGGGGCTGCAGGTCAAGCGTTACTCGAAGGAGGAACTGAGGGTGTTCAGACGATTATTGAAAGAGCCGCCGCGAAGTTTGCGAATGAGAATCGAGAGATTCTTGGTGAGGAAGGTATCTCCGAGATTCTTAACGCCAGCGTTGCGGGATTTGTCTTGGGTGGTCCGATTGGCGCAGTCTCTGGAGGATTCCAGAAAGGTAGCATCGAAGACCAACTCGACATCGAAGAGAGCCTTGATGAGTTGGAAACGACCGGAGGCACTTCATCGTCCCTCGACGCAGACCTCAATGATCTAGGACCAGTTGGTGTCGATATCCGCGCTTCGCGATTCCTTGTTAGCGAGACAGAGCTAGCAACTGAACCGGAGCGTGTTATCGAGCGCATACTAGCAGCAAGAGTAGACGGCAAGCTTCCAACCAGTCGGTCGTTTGCTCAGCTCGTTGATGCTGTTGGTAGGCTAGAGAATCCTGCACAGCTCTCAAACATACTCGCTGAGTCAGGGATCGATCCAGCCATACGGGAAGAACTTGCTACTGCACTACAGGAAAAAGCTGGACAGCTAGAGGAAGAGCATATCAGCCTCGCAGTTGATGAGCGTCCTGTGTCTGAGGTACAAGAGACCGGCCCCGAAGAGTTTGGTGGTCCAGGTGGGTTCCAGTCACCGAATGTCTCGAAGTCATTCATCTTCCGCAATCGTAACAAGAAGCTGGGCTTCATCGAGTCGAACAATCCGCTACAGGAGATCGCGTTGCGGAATACGCTAAAGAGATTAGAGACTGACTTTCCAGACATCAGCTTCGATGTGGTTGGACTCGGGGATGCTATCTTCGAGGGGTTGTCTCCACTTGCGAAAGAGACTGAGGCCAAAGCAAACCAAGCGCTGCGTAGTGTTGCGCAAGAGAAATTAGCCGAACCCGGTTTCAACGCGGCGAAGTTTGCTCCGCTCGATCCGAACGATCCGAGAGCATTCCTCAATCAGTTCAAAGCGATTAAGAAGGAAGAAGTGAACGTCGTACTTTCAGGTCGAGACCAGTTTCGCCTGACTGACAGTGATCTCGGTGGTGCCACCCGGAAGACAGAAGTCCAGGTGGGTGGCCCAGTTACCAAACTCGATCCGCGCACGAAGAAACCCATAGGCACACAGCGTGCTAAGACGACTGTAGCTCAGCCCAGTGGTCGTCCTATCTTTGTTGATCGTGAAGTATCTAAAGACGGAGACTTCAATGTCGATAACAAAGGCAACGAGCAAACTGTCGATGCTATCGCACTTACAAATCGGATGCTTTCGAAGCGTGAAGGAGAGAAGGCTGGTTCTGTGCAAGAGATTGCAGATGCATTCTTCACCGGCATAACTGCACTGCAGCAACGTGGTGTGAAGATCGGCTTCAGCGAAGGTGGTCTACCAGACAGCCTCATCATCCATAAGAAGCCGGGTGTGAACGGGCGAATAATTACGTGGGGACAGGTCAAGGTCAAAGGCGCGATGCGGATACGTGCTCGCATCGCTGCCTTCAAAGAGCATGAGATTGCGCTCTTGGAGAAGATCAAAAAAATCAACAAGGACATGCAGAGTTCTAATATTGGTGCTGCTGGTAAGAAGAGCATGCAACGCCAAGTTAAGAAGCTGCAGCGACGGGTTAAGAAGATCCCGAGTGCAATCGAGACGCTGAATATCTTCGGTCAGAGCGTAAGTAGGGATGTGCAAGACCTGACTCGTCGTTTGAACGATGCATCTGAATTGGAGATTGCGCTCGGTAACGAAGCGGAAGGGTTATCAGACATCGCAATTGAGATACAGGAGATACGACGCCAGCTTGATCGTGAAGGGTTTAATACTCAGGCTTCAGAAGAGTTGTCTGATATCGGAGACGAACTCGGAGATCTTGATGACTTCGCTACAGGAGAAACGCGGGCACGACGCGAACGTACAGCACCGGAAGGTTCACTCGAAGCTGGTGAAGGCGAGAGTCTCACAGCTACACAGGCTGTTCAGGAGAAGTTTGATATACAGAAGGAGTCGATTGCAAAGTTTGAAGAAGAGCGAAAGCAACCGGCTCCCCAGCCTAGAGGCAAAGCGCCTAAGTTCAGCGCTGGTGAGACAGAGATCAATCTCGCGGCGGAAAAAGAACTGATTCTGAAGAGGAAGAAAGACATCGACTTCAGCGCAATGTTCACGCGTGGGATGCGCGGCCTCCGTAAGCCGGGAGCGGAGATAGGAATAACTCAAGCAGTGCAAGATAAAATGGAAGTTGATTTTGCTGCGATGACGAAGAAGCTGAATCTTGACAGAGCTAGGATCGAGACTGGAGAAAACCTCTTCAAATTCGTAAATGACCTCGATATCAAACACGTTATCGAACAGTTTGCTCACGGAACTGCCGGAGGATTCACCTTTTCAATCGACAGGAACGCACCAGGAGTACGACAGGCGACTCTAGATCTTTTCGGGGATGACGATCATATAGTCATTATCAATCCGTTCCTCAACGATGACAAATTCATCATCGAAGTGCTCGCACATGAGGTAGGGCACATCGCGTTCAAGTCTCGCTTCCTTGCCGCGACTCCCGAAGTGCAGAATCAGATATGGAAAGAGTTTATGCAGTGGCGCAGTGATCAGCTGCGTCAACCAAACACACCAGTAGGAGAAGTATTAGCAACCAAGCAAGCATTCAATCTTGCACTGGAAGCGATATCTGCTTCAAGACAACCTCTCGACCAGCTAGACGACGCCATGTTCGACTACGTACTGGACTTTGAGGAGTGGTTTGCTGACAACACTGCGAAGTGGTTCAACCCATCTCCGTCGCTGCTTGAGAACATGACGGTTACTGAGGAGTTCTTCAAGAGTATAGCGGATGCGTTCAAAGAGCTGTATCAGTTCATCATCGATACCTTCGACCATCGTCCTGCTCCGACTGTCGAAGCGTTCCTCAACGATCTGGTAAATCACAATGCTGAGTTGCAGATGGCACGAGCGAAAGAGTCTGTGATCAGCGGACTGTCGCAGTCAGCTGCGAAAGTTGTAGGTACAGATAACACCAGTATCGCGGCAGTGTTCCAGAACATCGATCCGTTCAGCTCAATGACGAACTACACAGTGCGTGAAGTGATGCAGGACAACATGGAGCCTGACGAGCGTGCCACGCTATTCAAATACTTCAACCGTCGCTCGGTGAAGACTAAACTGAAGAGGTTGTTGGACGATCCGGCACAGCAGGCTTTGATTGAGAACAGTCCTCTGCACGCTGCAGTGTTCGGCTATCAGATGTGGATCGCGGGTACGTTCAAACTCACAACGCCTTCACAAGAACAGGTTGAGAGCGCAGGAGAGTTCACTGATGTAGCGGCACCTATTGCAACGAGTACAGCACGCTTGATCGGACAGATCTTCCAGGGACTGTTCGATGCGCTTGCTGGACGCCTCGGCTTTGTCTATGAGTCAGAGGAAGCGGCTCAGATCTTGGATGCTATCCGAGACAGTACATTCGCTGCGCGGAGAGCGGGTACCCGTGAGTTCTCTGTCATCAAAGCTGTGCGCGGCGATGTGCTGCAGCGTGTGGCGCAAACAACTAACGATGCGTTTGAACACATCAAGCCGTTCTTCGATAAGGCAATTGGTATCGCTGACTCGCGTATGCTGGACAGTGGCATCCCCTCTTTGATTCAGATTGCTCAGATCTTCCATGCTCGTACAGGAGGCGAGGGACAAGCAACGACGTTCTTCGAGGCTCGGACTGCTGAGATCGGCAAGTTCATGAACAGCTACACGCGCATCACTGCAGAGCTACAGAAAAAACCAGGGCTAAAGAAAGAAGTGCTGCGTCTTCTGCGTAACCCTGGAAAAGCAAGTGACCCCACTGCGATCGCACATGCGAGTGCTATCCGCAAACTACTCCGTCGTGTCCGGAACTATATGGAGGCCGGGGGCGTAGAGATCGGAGACCGGGGCAAGAACTACTTCCCGTGGGTGTTCGATCCTCGCAAGGTGCAGGACAACTCGGACTGGTTCCGTAACATCCTCGCAGACAAGCGCTTCGATCCAGAGATGGAAGGCATCCGTAAAAAGATCAACGAGCGCATCATAGAGAAGGCTCTTTCTGAGGAGAACCTGGGCGGTACAGCAAAACTTGGTCCTAAACAGGTACCGATTACAAAAGATCAACTGATCGAGCGCATGATGATGGGCCTGGAACAGTCAGAAGGATTGTCTGACGTGAACCTCAACCCTTCGCAGGCAGGTACCGTTCCGTTCTTCGCTGCGATGAATAAACGAACGCTCGGTTTCCTCACCGAGAGCGGTAAGCTGACAGCGTCGGAGCGTGAGTTCTTCGACAGTCTGTTCAGCGATCAGCTCGATCTCGTCATGATGACGTACATCCGACAGGGTGTGAAACGTACTGAGTACACGAAGCGTGCTGGTGTGCGGAGCGAGAAAATACTAGCCGCTTTGACGAATGCTGTTACAGAGGGCGCAACAGCTGCTGAGATGCGTATGGCTCACAGCTACATCGATGCGATGACAGGAGTGATTGGTGAAGGTACAAACAATCGAATTGCACAAGTCTTGGGGCTCGCGACACGTCAAGGCGAGGTTATCAACCCCCACTGGCGTACATTTACTAGCATCGCAATGGTTCTGCAAAATCTGGCTGTCTTACCACTCGCGACATTCACATCGCTCGTGGACCCGGTTGGTATTCTCGTACGATCACAAGATCTTAACGCGACAATGGCAGCGCTGCGCACAGGTGCTACGGAGATTGTGGCAGAGGTCAAACTCCTAGTCGGAGGCGATGAGAAGAAAGCACGTTCGGAGTTGCGTAAGCTCGCAGAGGGTATGGGTACGATTGAAGATCACATGACAAACGAGGCATTGGAATGGGAATACGGCAGCACGTACTTAACGCCACGACTCAAGGCTACGAACGAATGGTTCTTCAAGGCTATCGGCCTTTCACAGTGGACACGCGTTACCCGTCTCATGGCGCTAGCTGGTGGGAAGGAGTTCATCAAGCGCCATGTGCAACGTCCGAACCAGAACAGCGAGAGGTTTCTCAAGCAACTGAATCTCGATCCAGCGGATGTGAAGTTCGATGAGCAAGGTAATATACGTATCCTCACCCGACTTGAGCGCGAAGGAGATTCATTTGATAGCGAAGAACTCGCCAGGGATGACAATGTCCGCAATGCGCTCAATCGCTTTGTTGATGAGAGCATCCTACGCCCGAACGCGGCTCAACGTCCGATATGGGCGTCCGATCCCAACTATGCGCTGGTCTTCCATCTGAAGTCATTCATGTTCTCGTTCCATGACCGGATCTTGAGACGTGTGTTCCAGGAGGCAGAGCTAGGTAATATGGCACCTTTGGTACTGCTCTCAGTATTCATCCCTGCGATGATCATGGCAGATGTCCTCCGCGACTTCGTCCAGTTCGGGATGGGCGGGAACCCACGCAAAGCCAAGTGGGGGTTGCTTGATTACATATGGTCAGGCGCAGAGCGGTCAGGGGTCAATGGGATCAGCCAGCTGTTAATTGATGCCCGACAAGATATACAATTCGGGGGGTTCGGGTATGAGTCCTTGTCTGGTCCCACTATTGATGGGATCACAGATCTCGGCGGTCTCTTCTCAAGTGACGACGAGGCTCAGTGGAATGCCGCTACAAGAAATCTCCCAGGCCAAGCTGCCTGGAAGCACTGGATGGAGAACGGGTTAGATGAGTCATAAATTTACAACGACTGACTTGGGGCTCGCGGCGTATCTAGAGATGCCTTGGCCTAAGAAAGAAGGCGAGGCAAAAGTGATAGGCCGCGAAGACAGGACTTGGTTCTTCGAATCAGACAGACCGCTGACTGAGTGGCAGATTGAGTACATGCAAGACAAAGCGCGTTGCCATGATAGTCAACTGATGGTGATGCGCAACATGATCAACGATGAGCGAGGCCGATAAAATGGCAGCAGGAAAACACACATTCAATATCGAACAGGGCGCAACCTTCGATCCGATCATTCAGTATCTGAACCCTGCGCCTGATCCGGACAATGATCCGGATACGCCTGGGCCTCCGATTGATATCACAGGCTACGATGCTCGGATGAAAGCCAGGACCGGTAGCAAGACAGGACCGGTATTTCTCGACCTGACTATCGGGAGCGGGATAATCATCTTGAGCGAAGCGCTCGGACAGTTCCAGCTTGACGTGGATGACACGGCTACAGCAGCACTGACCGAAGCAGACTTCGACGGTGGTGCGTTCTACGACTTCGAAATCATAGAGCCCGGTGGTAAGGTCATCCGCCTGATTGAAGGCAGCATCAAATTCAGCTTGAACGTCACAGCATGAGCGACTGCAATGACAATGTAGTGGTGGTCAACGAGACCAATCCGGTCGTCCAGATCACTCCCCCGGCGCAAGGGTTTGTCGCGATTGACGAAGGTAATACCTTTGTCAAGATCACATGCAATGAGGAGGTCGTTGTAGTTCAACAGAATACGACGTTTGTGCGGCTAACTGAGGTCTCTCAGGTCCCGATTACTGAGGAAAATGTCACCGTCATTGTGAACGAGGACATCACTCAGGTGGTCTCAATAGGGGAGCAGGGACCGGCTGGACCGGCTGGAGGGGCACTCCAGACCAACACTTCGGTGAACGCTGCCGGGACTGTGACCGCTGATAGTGTTAGTCTAGGTGCAGACCAGGGAGTTGACTGGGTTGTCATTGCAACAGACACTGCCACGGGGGCAGCGGTCTATGCGAGGGTGAATGTGATAGCGGTCCACCGTGTGAGTGCTGTGACCCATGCTGTTTATGGTAGGATGGGCGACCGTATTTTCACTGTGGACGTGGACATACTGAGTGGAGAGATGAGACTGAGAGTTACGAATAACCACACTGAGTCGCTCGACGTGAATGTCTTGCGGTTCGCCACACTGATAGCTTAAGCGGAGGCCACATACTATGGCTCTTGATTTCTTTGAACTAGACCGGGGTATTGCCATCTCAGAAGGTGGTGATGTACGTCGGACTTACATTATCCCTACAGCAGGACCTCCTGGTGGTGGTGATGCGGATGTCGTATCCGTCAGTTCTTTGGCACAGGACTACACCAACGGTGATCTCTACATCAAGGACACAGCAGGCTCTGGCTCCGATAAGTGGGTAAAGCTCGCTACGATTGATGACGTAACGACGGGTACCTCATGGCGTGAGCCTGCGCTCGTTCGTGACAACACCACGTATGCGGACATCGCGGCTGCGGTGACTGCTGCGAACGTCGCTGACCTTGTCGATGGCGTCACGATTGACGTCGCTGACCGTCTGCTCTTCACTGATCTAACCTCTGGCAACGAGAACATCTACATCGTGTCAGGTAGTACTGGTGCGTGGACCTTTACGGAAAGCGCCAATCTCGCAACTGCGGGTGACACGCTCTTCATCGTGGACGGTACTGACGCAGGCAAGACCTTCACCTACAACGGTACAGTTTGGGTACTGAGCAACCAGTCCGATCTGGACGAGCTTGGCTTCATTCGAACCTTCATCGGTAAGACTGGTGTTGGCTCCGAAACGCCGACTTACTCCAGCAACAACCACGTCACTAACGGTGACAACCTGGAAGTTGCAATCGGTAAGTTGGATGCACAGATCGGTGCTGAAATCTCAGCTGGTAACTTCATCGGTGCGAATGACGACACGAACGTCGCCGTCGAGAAGTTGGATGTCGCTCTCGCTGACGCTAACTTCAAGACCACTGCACTCGCAACGACCGCTGCAACGCCTGACACTCTGCTCGTAGATGACTATATCTACGCGGAATGGCATGTCATTGCTCGCGACGGTGCAAACATGCGATCGGCTATCATCACAGCTGCACATGACGGGATAACCGCTGGTGCAGATGCGACGACGGTTGATTTCTCGGTTCACACGAAGCTCAAGATCGGGAACATCGCGGGCTTCTCTGTTGCAGTAAGCCTCACGGGTGCTGCGGGTGCTCAGACCATGGACCTGGACGTAGCCGCTACTGGCTCGACCGACTTCCATGTGGTGCGTACCAGCGCAGTAAGGACTGTTGCCCTGACGTAAGATGGGTAATTTCGACAGAGGTTGGGAGGTCTCAGATGATGGCATCAATCTCGGTGATGCACTGGGCCTCACTGCCGGGTCACAGGACCCATGGGTTGCATTTCTTAATGCGCCTGTGGGTTCTGTCTTTTTTCATACGGATGGTAGGCGCTTCATTCTTACCGCACTACCCGCAACAACCCCAGCGAACTGGGTAGTGAGTGGCTCTGCTGCTATTGGGTTAGGATTCGGCCTACTCACTATTGATGGTGGACTGATCTATGACTCCGCAGGCGATGCACTCATAAAAAGGGCAGAGTAATGAGCACAGGCTTACACAGTAATCAAATTGGCGTAGAAGTACATACTCCCTTCCGCCAAGTGTTTGCAGACGCAGCTGCGCGAGCCGCAGATGCAACGGTCTACACTGCAGTAGACATTAACAAGCTAGCGTTCCAAGAAGACACTGGTGCGCTGTACTACCTCTCCGCAATCACGCCAGTATGGACAGGACTGGTCCCTGGTATCAATAACGATCATGGTGCGCTCACTGGACTCAGTGATGACGATCATGCGCAGTATCTGACTGAGGCAAGGCACGACTCCCTTGCTGCTGATAACCCTCACAGTGTGACAGCAGCACAGGCCGGTGCAGAAGTTGCAAACGTCAACATCCAGGCCCACGTCGGTGGTCCAGTAGGGAGTAACCCCCACGGTGTGACATTCTCTGAGTCAGTGGCCGCAGACGGAGGCACTGACATTAGTGCTGCAGAAGCAGAGACACTCACTGACGGGAGCGATGCCTCTGCATTACACAAGCATTCATTCGATATAACGAACCAGCTGGGCATGGTGTCTGCGCAGATGGATAGTAAGGTCAAAATCGACGGCGATGGGATTGGGAAGAAAGTCGTAGTGGCTTCTAATGCCACTTCTTTTGTTGCTGATGCTGATGGAATCTCCGTTGACGTAGATACAAGTGCAATAGCTGGTAATGACGTAATCATCACAGCAGATGAAGACGGTATTCGTCTCGACCAGAAACCCATGCTCGTAACGAAGTTTAAGCTTCTCGGAACAACGAGTGTTCGTTTCTTCGCAGGACTCTTTCCAGAAGCGGGTATCGCAACTGACGACAACGTCATGGACGGTAACACCGAAGGCGTTGGTGTTGTGTACTCAAGCGATCGACCTGATACCAACTTCCAATTCGTTGCCAATGATGGTACGACACAGACACTCGTGGACTCTGGTGTAGTAGCTGACACGTTAGCGCACTATGTGGTTGTCGATGCGACAAGTGGGACATCAGTCACCGTTAGCTTGTTGAGCGCTACCAAAGTAGTGGAGGCGAGCACGACGTTCACAACGGAGCTACCTGCGGCGACATTCCTGATGTCATTTTGGGCAGGTATAACGACAATAACGGGTATCAAAACACTGCGATACTACTTCACTAATCTCGCGTTGAGGGCTGTCACATGAGCACTGAATTTCTTATCCCTTCAACAAA